CTTTGCCATCTGGTTCGCTAATAGGGAGTTATCGGTCATAATGCTAAATTCATTTGCCGCGCCGCGCAAACTAGCAGTGTTAATTAAGTCCGTGGACTCGCCTGTAGCAAAGGGCAAAAGACCACCCGCAGCGCCACGCGCCGTCGCAGTAGCCATTACCTTTTGCAGATTGCGAAGAATCTCCGTGCCTTCACGTTTATATGCCAGGGCATCCATGCGCCCCTTTAGTACACTTTGTCGGGCCTGAGAATAATAGCTGTCGCGCTGATATGCGGCAGCTTTGACTTTCTGCTTGCCGGTGGCCAGATGAATTAAGCTGCTCATGATCCCACACTCACTTTGTAATCTAATGCCAAGACCGTGAAGAACACCGGCTGGCTCTGGCTAATTGTTATCTGAGCATCTCGGCTGTAGCCAAGAAAGCCCATTTGCTTTTTGACCCCAGTGAAGGTTGGCACACTGCCGGTGCCACTCAAGGGCAGGGTCTGAAGCTGCACCTCTTTGCCTTGCAAGGTTAGGTTCTGCGTATTGTCTACAATTGGCGTGACCTCAAGAATACGCCGCCGGGCTGATTGGCTGGAGCCAGTTTTGGCCCGTGGCTCAAATGGCTGGGTGGTTACGGTCGGCGTGAAAGGCAAACCAACCTCGGCATATACACTAGGCACCCCGCCCAGTGTGACATTGCCCGATGCGACCGTGTCGTTGGCGTCAACGATGTCATCGCGAATGATGTTGACCACCTCGCCTTGGATGTGAGCAAGAGACCCCGCCGTTGTGTTTGAAGGCAGTGCCTGGTCCGGCGCGACCGGGTTGGCGTAGTACTGCAAGCTACAATCCGTAGTGCGGTCATCGTCAAATGTTTCAATATAAAACTTAGTGGCGGATCCAATGGTACGTTTGACGATGCAATAGATGGTGTCACCATCCACCGCGACATCGATAAAGTCACCGTCAGTTGAGAACGTACTAGCCGCCACAATCTGTTGAGGGCGGTTAAGCATGAACGCTGCGATATTACCCGCAAAGCCTTTGGACGCAGACCTGTATCCGGCGGTATCCGACCCGTTCACAACCAGCAACAAGTCACCCTCAGTAGTGTCAGTTGCAGTTCTCAGCGCCATGCGTTGCGGGTCCAGTATCATGTGGCTGCAAAGCAAGCTGATGTTGTTGGCCACGTAGGACAGTTCAACATCTGAGAATAACATTTCACGCAGCGACTTCCCCTCTTTGGACATAAACAGCGTGCCGCCTTCAGCCGCCTGTGGGCGCAATCCCAGCTTGGACCCGCGCCGAGTTGCGGACTTGATTGTGATGTTGCCGGGCGTAATTGGAGTCAGGTCAGCCTGGGGCACAAAAAACTCGGCCCCGGTGGTAAATATTTGCAGATCCCTGCCGCTACGAAGCGCGGTGATGGCGTTGACACGATCTGTAGAGAGGGTCACTTTGATAGCATCGTCATCCAGCCCTTCGCTAGAACGGAGGTTAAAAAACGAGCCTACTTTAGATCCGAAAATTGTTGACGGTTCTGACGCACTGCCGCCAAAATACAAACGCCCCTCATGAAAAGTACAAGTTCTTGGCCAGCCACGGGTGCCAGACCAGCTCGGCTCATAACCCGTTTCTAGCTCCCAGGCACCGGCGGCAATCGCTTCATCCTCTTTTGCGAATGGAACTTCAGTGATCACTTTTACAACCGTTGAGCTTACATATTCATAGATCCTCGCCCGGCCAAAGTCATTTACGACGTTGATATATTGATCGACGCTAGATTCAGAAAATACTCCCGCTGAGGCAGTGACTTTGGCTATGCCAGTAACCGCATCCGGTGTGATTGTCCCGCTGGGATTGGTTTTCGCGAAGGCAAAACTACTGAACGGAATTTTTAATGCAATCTGCGCGGTGGTCCACGTTTGATTATTAGCGCCTCTAGTAATTTTAAACGGTATCAGGTTTTCGTGTACAATAATTAACGTGTCCGCAGACTGCGTAAAATATAGTTTTTGCAGATCAAACTGACCGCCAAGATAAACTGAACCGGTGGTGTAGTCCAGGAAACTATTACTGGTGCCATTGATCCCGGTAATGAGCGTTTGATCAGCGAAAAACCTAAAGCGAATAGTCACCAAGTTAAGTGCCGTGGCTACTATCATAAATTTCTGTGTGGTCGAAAACTCAAACGGTATAAGCATCGCCGAGTTGCTGGGATTGTCGGCAGTGAGGTCATGCACGAACCTAGTGCCTGGACGCCGGGAAAAACCACCCTGCGGTTCAAACACAACATTGTCGGCGAGGTCCACGCTTGAGTAGTATTGCTGCAAGTCAATGCGACCGCGCAACAACGGGTCCAGTTCACCGACTGTGAAGGACGCTTGATATTGTTGGGTTCTACTCATCTGATGTCAGTCAACAGATAGTCGGATATAACTGATGGCGGTGTGCCGGAACTGTCCATAGACATTGCCTGACGTAGCCAGCCACCTCGAAAGTTCTCGCTGGCAGAACCCAAGGCAATGCTGCGCCAGTATTGTGACTTGGTGGTCTGGTCAGTGATGACCTCGGCCAGGTGCCATGCAAGCTGGTACACCATCAGCGTGATAAAATATGGCGGCATCTGCGCCTCTGGCACCGCCTTTTGGTAATCAATAAAGATGCTAGTCTCGTTGGTCATCAGGACCGACAGACCGCCGGTCGATTGGTTTATCTCATAGCTGCGAACCAGCGGGGCGTTTGCCGCCGAACTAGTACGCACTGCCCTTGGTACGCCGGTGAGCATGTCAGATGGTAGAATATATTCGTAGGTCCACTCACTAGCCGGGGTGTTGGTGCTTCTGGCCAGTTCGACCTTGGCCACAGTGAAGGACCAAGAGAAGATGCCGAGCGTAGAGTTCTTGACCATGTCATACACGATAGAGCAAGCCTGAGAACCGGCCGTGCCATCGTCAAAACTTGATATACTTTCATCGCCCAACAACAGTAGCGCTTGGTTGCAAATTGAAATGCTTGTATCGCCCTGGGCCATGACCAATCTCCAAAAGGTACGGGGGCAGATTGCCCGCCCCCGCAGTCGTTATTAGTCGCTGTCAGTGACCGCGATTGTCACGCCGTCACCAACGTCAACAACGCCAGCCGCATTGCTTACCACTACGTGGTGCGATGCGGTGGCAGTGCCGCCGGTTGAGGCGAAGCTGTAGATTAGGTCACCGATTGAAACGTCATCGGATACAGCGTTAAAGTAGCCCGCGCCATCGACCGCTGTTTTGGCGTCAGTGGTTTTATACGACCACATGCAGGGCGCTTTGCCCTTCATTGATTGGCCACCGATGGGCGACCAGTTTGCTCTTGCGAATGCCATGTCGATTACTCCCTGGTGGTTATGTCTACGATGCCAGCGGCATCGATTGCGATTGCGCCCATACTCAGACAAGCAGCGACTAAGTGCGAAGTTTTCTCGGCAATGTAGTCAATCTTGGTTGTCGGTGCCATTCCGACTGCACAACCGATTGCTGACTTGTGGAACGCAAAGTTTGTGCGGTCCGCTGAACTGTCAACAGCCAAGCCACCCTCATCGCGGTCACCCAGCACATGCACGGTGAATCCCATGAACGTGTTAATGTCTCCGCGCTGAAGCGCCTGGAGTGAGGTGTAGTCCGAACTTACAGCCCGCTCATCGCCCAGCAATCCGGCGAGGCCGTTTGCGTGAATTACGAGGTGGCGGTCAGTGCTTGGCACGTTGGCTGCATTGAGTGCTTTAGCGGCTGCTATGAGCTTGCCAACATTGAGATTGGATGCACCGGCAGAGCCTGATGTTACAACCGTATTAGCCACCGTGGTGCCCGCTGATGCTGCCGCGATTGCGTCCAGAATTATCTGGTCTTGGCGGCGTCCGATTGCAGATCCTACAACTTGCGCTAACTCGGAACGCTCATCAAAGTTAACTTTTTGCTGGTTGAAGATGTCACTGTACTCGGCAGCGATATAGTCCTGCAATGTACAGCTTACGGTTGCAAATGATGTGTTAAGGGGAACGACATCAGTCTGCGGTGAGCGCAGAGATGCGGCACCCTTGCCAACTGTTGGGAAGTTGACGGTGCTACCTTCAACTCCTGTTCTTGTGCGTACTGTGCCAGCTAACATTGAAGTGCCTTGATAGGCCTGTTTTACTTCAGCATCAAAAAGCTGGACAAACGCTGGTGATAGTCCTGTGGACATAGCTTGTCTCCTGATTAAACCAAAATTTCGCGTCTGGTTATCGGGA